CGGAATAGGTATTCTGTGCTGCTACTGGCATGTTCTTCTCCTGTTATCCGTCGCTTGTCGGAAATGTTCGCTCGTCTCCGCGCCTAGTGCTGGCCGTTCGCCTCATCTTTCAACAGCGCGCGCCCGGTGCCACTTTTTGAGAGCAGTTCCTTGCGCCGCTCAGGTGTCATCGGCGCGTTGGCGTCGGGCGTGCGCGGCTGCGTGTCCTTGTTCGCGAACACCGCCGCGCCGTCCTGATTCGGGATCAGCTCCTGGGTCAACGTGTGGGAGGGCCGCGCGGTGAACATGGCCTTGAGCTGATCAACACGGCTGCTGGTCTTGCCGTCGGCGAACGTGACCGCGCCGTGCGCGCCGTCGTCCTGCGCGGCCTGCGTGAACGCGGCAATGATCGCCTCGCGCTCGGCTGGTAGCGCCTTGTGCGCGGTGATCTGTTCGTCGGCGAAGTGCGTGGCGTCGCTGGTGATGCGCTCGGCCTTGGCTTTCGCCAGTTCGGTGCGCAGGCGCGCAACCTCTGGATCGGGCGTCACGAGCTTGCCAGTCACCTTAGCGAGTGGCTCGGCGTCGAATTCCGCTGGCGCAATGCCCGCTTCCTGGGCCGCGCCAAACATGTTGCCCCACCATTCCTTGTCAAATACCTTCATCGGATGCTCCTTACTCATGGTCGCGGGGCAATTCGCGCCCGCCTTCACAATTGCCGCATGTGCGGCGTCCAAGCTCTGCTGATCGGCGGCGCTATTCCGCTTTGCCATGAACAGCGCCAGATCGTCACTAAAGGCCATGCTCCCCATGGCGCTACATTTCGCGCCGTGTTGGAGGGTCATGTCATGGATCGATTGCAGCCCGGTCGATTCGTGCCGACTCACCATCATGGCCGGGTCGTTGCAGATCGCCCCATGACGTGCGGCCATATCGTGAATCGACTGATGCAGATCCTGCCCTGCGTAGGTATCGTGACGCGACGCACTAAACGCGGCCATCATCGCCGCCTCAGAGACGCGCGGGTTCTTGGCCAGCGCCAGCCCAATGATCTGTTTCTTTGGGCCGCGACTCCAGGTGGTCGATACCGGGATCGGCGCATCGGGAAACAGGTCATGCAGCCACTGTGGTACGGCGATTGCGCCGTGCAATGTATCGCCGCGTAGCGCAACCGACTGCAATTCACCCAACTTGCCATCAAACACGCTGCCTTTATGCTCGCTATCAATTGGCACCGGCTGAAACGCGGCAATCGCCTGCTGCGCTTCATCGGCAGTAAGCGAAAAGGCTTTATCGGGATAGCTGCCGAGCTTGAAGATCGGCCCGCGTCGCGTGACTAGCTCCATGCCCATGCTCCAATCGTGATGCCGGGTGTGTCCGCTACCGTAAAATCCGCAATGCTCAGGCTCATCTCAATGCCCAGATCGGCCCAGGATTTAGTCACGGGAATCGGCGCGCATCTACAATTCGGGTGCGTGTCGAAGGGTGCGGAAAGTGGATGCTCCTGGCCGTTTTTCGCTGCGCAGATGTCGCAGGCCGCGCTGTCACTCGACCAACTCCACCCCTCCACGACATCGCTGTTCGCCGCATAATTCGCGATCGATGCCGCCCTGTAAGCCCCTAAAATTTCAGTCCTGGCGATGAGTTCGGCCCGCTTATAGCCGCCGTCGATCAGCCCTTCGAACGTCTTCGCAATCTGGCGCGGCCCGTCGCCAGCGGCAAGGCCGGTCAGCAGTGCCTGTTTCACGGTCGCAGCGGCGTCCGGCCCAATCTGATCGAGCAGGTTAGAAAGCGGAGACCCATCGTAGGCGCGGCCCACGAGCTGATCAATCGCTTCGGACGGCAGCCGATTCCATGTGACCGTGACGGATGGTGGCACACCCACGCGGTCGCTGATCAGCGCGTGCGCGTGGTCAGTCGCCAGCGCGATCGCGTCCTGTTGCGCGTTGCTGATCGCGGTGTCAGCTACGCGCGCAAACGCGGCCAGCTGCTGATCGACCTGACGGATGAGGATCGGTAATCGCTGGGCCTGCATCAGCCATTCCGGGCTGATCGTCTGGCCTTTGGCGGCCCGCGCCGCGATCTGATCGAGCAAGGTCGCCAGGCGCGCGCGCAGATCGGCGGCGATTGGCGCGTAGGCGTCCTGGAGTACACGCTGGAGCACGGCGTCGCGCGCCAGGATCGCAGCGTCATGTTGGTCGCGCAGGTTGTGGGTCGCTGATGCCATAGATTCAAACGCAAAAAAGGCCCGCCCCCAGATCGGGGTGGGCCGGCAGCCGCTCGGGCGGTGCAAGGCGAGTCTATTCGTCTGAAGTCATTGAGCGGGTGCTACGCGGTACGATCCTCCGGTGTTGGCGGAAACACGCGCGTCGTTTTTACGAGTATTGTCTTTGTCGCATAGGAGGGCTGCGTATAGATAATCTCTGTGAACGCCGCGCCACACCAGCAGCAGAACCGCGCATCAAGCCGTGACTCTGGCTCGTGGCACTGCTCACACAGCTTGTGCTCGCTCAGAAAGTAGCGATCCCCGTACTGTCCCGGTTGGCGCGTCACGTCGCGCTCTCCGCTTCCGCCGGCTGCCAGTCCTCGATCTGCGTCGCCAGTGCCTTCTTGGCGCGCGTGCCGTCGGCGCTCTGATTCGCCTTGGCGATCACGATCACATGCCCGTCGCGCGGCCAGCGCTGCACGTCGGCGATTAGCAGCGGGTGGCTGGATTGCGCCAGCAGCGCCTCGGCGATGTCGGCGTAGATCTGCGCGTCGTCAACGCCGCTCAGCGTGCCCTCGGCCTGCGCGTGGCCGCGTGGTACAGACGCAAGATTTTGCGTCTCTACGTTCTTTTTCGGCTTCTCATCGCTCATTGCTTCATCCTTCATCGTTTCGGGTGTTGGCTCAATTGTAGCACGCCGGTCAAACGGCTGCGCTTGGCGTGGTTGCTATGGCCTCGGGAGCACTTGCCATGGCGTTTCAAACGTCGAGTCGAGCAGTCCATCGCCATAGGTGGCGCTGAATTGCACGGTTGCATAGCCGGCGGTCGCGGTGTCGGTGGCTGCGTAGGCCCAGCTGAGCACGCCGCCAGGGCCGTCGGTGACGGTCAGCACGCCGCTGATCGCCCGCGCCGTGCCGCTCTGCGTGATCGTGCCGGTGATGGTCGCGCCGGTCAACGGCTTGGGCGTCACGCCGTCGGCGTAGTACCAGGTGATCAGCTGGCCGGTGTGGCGGTCGTTTTGGACGGCGGGCTGTAATGGCATTACTGACCTTTGACGCTTCCTGTGGTGCCCGGCCCGCGCACCGATCCGACACGAAAGACGGATGCGAGCGGGGCAACGCCCGCCGTCCCGCTCGGAAAGTACCGCGTTGCATAGTAGCTGCGCGCCCCGTAGCGCGATGCGAAGTAGTAGCCCTTTGCGCCTGCTGCGCCATGTTCAGCAAAGTAGTGCGGCGCAAAGGCGTGCGGCGCAAAATAGCGCTTCGGGAACATTAGGTCTGATCCGTCGTGATTGCCGTGCGATTCCCATCCACGTCCACGGTTGCCGTTATTCTTGCCTTGCTATCGGCGACCGCGTTCCTGATCGCGACCGTCGTTGTCGCTGCGCCGCTCAGCTTGCCCGCCAACGCGGCCAGGATGAGCCGCAGCGCGCCGCGTGGCGTTGAACCGACCTCAATCGCATCGACTCGATCCAGCAGCGCATCAGCGTTCGCATTGGCGGTCGGGAGTCCCGTTTGTACCGCTGTTACCCCCGCGCCGCTCAGCGCATAGCCGGCTTTGTCGTTGTTCGTGGCGACGGTCACAGCGGCGATCACACTCGCTGCTACCGGCGTGGCTGCGGTGGCTGCCGTGGTCACACTGGCTTTCATCGTCGCGGTGAGATCGCCTGCTGTCGGCGCGTTGGTCAGGTTGGTGATCGTGTTCATGGTGCTGGTCGGACTGGCGATGTTAAAGAACTGCTTTATGCCCGCTGCGATCTGCCCCGCCGTCTCAGTTAAGGCGGTGCCCAGCACCTGCACAAAATTAGCCTTGATCACGCCGCCGGTCACATCGAGCTGCCCCGCGCCGCTGCCTGAGCTAATCAGCACACTCGCGGTAACACTGGCTGCGACCACCTCTAGGCTATCATTGACCTTCGGTACCGCCAGTGCCAGCACCGCATAGACCGACGTAGCATCGGGCGTGATCGCCCAGTTGCGCCCGACCGTCGCCACCTTGGTCGCGCCGACATAGGCCGTAATCGTGCGCGCCTGGCCTGCGCCCGTACCGCTATAAATCTTGATCACGTTGCCGACATACAGGCTATCGGTTGCACTCGCACCAGCGGCCAGCGTGATCGACCCCGCTGCGCCTGCCTGGGCCGTGCCGCTCTGCGCCACCAGGCTATCAAGCGGCTGCATGAGGACACGTCCGCTGGCGTCAACGTCGGTTGAGCGCCCGCTCGTGATCGGGTAGGTCAGATCGTCAATTTGCCTGGCCGTCGTCTGGAGGTTCAGTGACAGATCGCACCACTCTGCGCCGGCCACGTCAGAAAACACGATCAGGATATTATCACCGTTCATTTCGGCGGCGCTCAGATCGACCTGCACGCCGCGCCCTGCCGCTGGCGTCACGACCGGCAGTGTCGCAAGGTTCGCGAACGCGCCGCCGTCGATTGATACTTTTATGTCGCCTGCCGCCAGTGTCGGATTCGCCTGGAATACCTTCGTATTCGCCTGACTAATGAGCGTCACGTAACAGCGAAACGCGCTGTTCTTCTTGGGCGGATTATACGTTGTCATATGCTACAACCCCATGCTTGTTTGCCACGCGGCGGCCATCGCAATAATCCCCGCCGCGCTGTAATGCACGCCGTCGCCGGTCATCGTCGCGCCGTCGTCACCGAGCTTGATCGTCACGCGCTCATCAGGCCCGGCGACCGTATCAGCCCGCGCCGTGATAATATCGTCAAGCCACGTATCAATGGTGTCACAATCCGTGTTATAGGAGCGCCGCCACACGCGCGCCAGATAGATGATCGCATTCGGCCATTTCGTGTGGATCGCGTCGAGACAGTAATTCACGTCGGCTTTCAACGTCGCTTGGGCGGGCAGAGTCACGACATCGTTCACGCCGAGATTCGCGAGCACCGCCGCAGGGCTGTCCGTCGTGTGCAGCGCCAGCCGGGCATCAATCACGGCACGCATCAGCGCCCAGGTATACGAGCCGATGTCAAGCTGCGGGTAGGCGTTTGTCCATGCGGCGCTGGCGGTGCTGATATTCTTTTGCAGGTTCGTCGGCCAGTTGTTGTACGTCGGCTTGCTGTCTCCCAGGACGAAGAAAGATGACAAGGGTCTATTCAGCCCGAAGGGGAAACTCGGCAGTGTGCGCGGCCATGTCACAAGATTCGCGCCGGTCGCAAAGCCCGTCACACGCACGCCCGTCGAATACAGATCCACGGGCTGTGTACTCGGCACGGGGAACGGCACCAGCTTCAGCACGCCATTGACTTGCGCCGTATACCAGCCGACAGTCGCCGTCACGACGATCCGGTATGGCGTGCCGACCGTCCATGTCTGTGCTGCTGTTAGGCGTTGCACCTCTACGCCCGCCTCGCGCTCAAACAACTTAATGGTCGATCCGGCCTGATCACAGCGCACAATCCAGCGGTCATTGGCGCTGACATAGCGCAGATCAAGCTCCATCGTCTCAGCCGCCGCTGGCGTCCATGTAAACTCAACCAGAAATTCAATTTCGGTCGGTGCCGTCGCGCCACTGGCGGGTGAGGCTGTGGCGGATGTCGCAAGGCCATAGGCTGTCGCATAGCCACCGGCCAGATCCGCCACGGCGAACTCATCCACGTTGTACGCGGCTTTGGCATTGCTCGTGACCGGATATTGATTTGCGCTACTATCGCCCACACACGGATACAACAAGGTTGGCCGGGTATAGATGCCGCCTTCGATGCACACGAGCGCGCCCGCTGCGCGCTGGATAATCGCCTCCTGGTAGATCGCGCCAGTGACAAGATTCGTCGGCGTAACATCGCCCGTCGGAGCCGTATTGTCAACCACGTATATCGACGACGCCGCGAGATACAGCCCCGCGCCGATGTTGGCGTACCCGAGGAAGTTAATCGATGTCGTTTTTGACCATGCCAGCGGTACAGCATCGGAGATGGTTGTCAGATCGAAGGTTACGAATACCGTGCGGCCCGCCGATCTGCCCTGATTCGTCGTGCCATACCACCCGAGCTGAAAGGCGACGATTGTGCCGACCGGAATGTTGGCCTTGCCGCCGCTGATAGCGATGTTGCCGTTCCCTTGCACCACGGTGAGCGTGCCGACATCATCAGTATGTGGCGTGGCGATCGGCGCGCTTTCCGGCGTGGCGAAACGGGCACGGAGCAGGTAGACAATGTCGCCGATCCCCGCCACGAACCGCCGCAACCCCAGTTGTCCTGGCCCGAGATAGGTCATGCTGCGCCTCCCTTCGCTGGTGGCGTGTTCGGTGGGAGTGGCGGTGCGACCTGCGGTTGCGGCGGTTGCGTGCTCGCTGGGACGCGCGCGGGTAGGTT